CCATTAATTATAAAATTATTGAGGTAAGTTATTTAAATAAGGTAAAAGTTGACCCCCAGGTGTTATAGGTGGTATTGCACCGTTTAAGTCCAATAATGATGGGGGTGGTAGAGGATTAGGCATACCGTCTTCATATGCGTTATATTGAGATGATACTATAGGTGATTGTGAGCCGTTTAATGAGTATCCAGGTAAATTACCAGCGGCATGTAGCATTGATTGTTGGGTCGCTAAAGGATTTGTTGGGGGTGTATTCCCATCATGTAAAGTGTAAGCTGATCCGACATTTGTTAATTGATTTAAAAGTCCCATATTTTGTTTTTATTATAAATATTTACATTATTGAGTTTTATATGATCCTAAATTCAAAGCATTTCCTACTTTTTGACCATCTAATATTACATTACCACCAGCTGAAATTACGGAAATTAGTTGTTGGAGCAAAGCATTTGTTTGAGACATATCTATGTTTACAGATGTGTTACCACCTCCTTGGGGTTGTGGTTGATTTTTAGGTTTCTTTTTCCCCCCAAATAAATCGGTTCCTGCTATTACTGTATCTTTATTATTAAGAGAAATTGCTCCTTCAGGACCCATTAGAGTACGAGTACCATAACCTGCACTACCTTGACCTGGTGACATTACGTCATTACCTTTAGTTTCTGCTTTTGAAGATTGTGAATATAAGTAAGCTATCCCTCCTCCAATGGCCGCTACAGCTAAAGCGGCACCAACAATTGGTATCATTCCTAATGAACCCCAACCTCCTTTAACTACACTAGCTACAGCCTCAGCCATAGATAAAGCTTTTTTCTGTTTACCTAGAGCTATAGATACTTGTTGGGCTATATTAAATCCTACTTGAGCCACTTTCATCGCAATATATAAACCAACTAAAAGTTTTACTATACCCATATGTTCTTTTAAAAATCCTCCAATTTTACTAAATACAGGTAGTATTCCGGCTACAAGGACTTCCTTTAAAGCAAGCATTTGGTCAGCGAATTGTTCTTGGATGGATTGTTGATTTTCCATGGTTTCAAGAGAGCCGTCTTCTAATTCTCTTTGAGCTTGAGCTAATCCTACTTCTTCAATTCTAGCATCTAACATCCTCTGTTTATTCTCTGCATCCTCTCCAGATAAACCTTTAAGAGCTTCTTGGGTAAATAGAGTTTGAGCTAAATCCTCTCTACTCATTCCAACAGCTTTTGCTAATGCCTCTTGCTGAATTCTATTCATTTTTGTGAATTCAGCGGAAGATCCTATTTCATTGCTTATTTCTTTTGCTAATCCTGCTATGTCATTATTTAAAGCTGCCGTTCTAGCTTTCTCTAAATTAATATCCTTTCCTAGAAGTAGTTCAGCGCTTAATTCATTTTCAATAGATGATTCAAAATCCAACAAACTATTAGCCATACCTTCAATGTTGCTCATCTCCATACCTAAGGATTTGGCTGTTGCTACGGCTTTAGCTATCTCTTTAGGATTTTTTCCTAAGGAAAGGGTTGTTGCTTTAGATACTTTGTCTATATCAGCAAGTAATTTTTTCTCATTAAGTAATACTCCATTATTCAAACCTGTGATTTTGGCTTGAGCCATGAATTGTTTTGTGTTTTCTTTAATTGATTTACCTCCAGCTAAAGATAGATTTGTTATCCCCATCAATTCTTCATTAGTCATACCCGCTTCTTCTCTCATTCGGGTAAATTGAAGTGCATTTTCATTGCTTAGTTGGGCATTAGAACCTAATTGATTACCTACAAAGGATAAGGTTTCCATCATTCTAGCTGAGTTGACAGCTGCTATACCACTATGAAGGGCTATGGCAGACATTTCATCCCTTACTCCTAGGGATTCATTATATGTCATATTCATAGATTTAGCAAAATCTCCAGCTCCTGAATCTAAATCCTTAATTATACTAAGGATCATAGTGAAGGCACCTAAAACAAAATTAGCTGAGTTGAATAAGCCGTCTTTAACTTGAGTTCCTATTTCTTTGAGGCCAGCTCCTAAAGCACCAACAGCACTACCCCCCTCTCTAAGATTCTCCTCCATTGCTTTAACAGCTGAATCTGCATCAATAACATCACCTAATATTGGGATTTTGGATATCCCTTTAAGAACTCCTCCAGTAACACCTAGATTTTTTTGAATTTGTTTTTCTTGTTCTTCTTGTTCTTTAAGTTTTGAGTTTATTTCATTATAATTAACATTAGTTCCTTGTAGGACCTGATTATTGGCTCTTAAGGCTTCATTTATTTCAATAAGTTTGCTTCTTTCCTCACCTGTTATCTCACTATTTTTTCTTCCATTCTTTATTTGATTCTTCTGCTGCTCAAGTAAAGATACATTGGATTGAAGATTAGCCTTGGTGGATTTAAGTTTTTCTTGTTCTTTTTGTATTTGCTTAACACTTAATATTGAAATACCTTCTTGATGGTCCCTAACTTTTCGGGCTACATCTGAAAAGGAATTCATGGATTTTGCAGTTTCTTTTACTCCATTATCACTCTTTTTTATTTCTTGAACTATAGATTTAAAGGAGGTGAAGGCATCATTCAGTGAGGAATTAAATACGCTAGCCCTTTGGTTAACCCCTTCAAGAGAATCTTCAAGGATTTTAACTTGGTTTGTACTATTTTCTAGGTTTTTAGCGTCATTACCAAAGGGGGAGTTTTCATTTAAAGAAGAATATACGTTATTTATCTCATTTAAGAGACGTTGCATTTCTTCTAACCTTTTTTTATTATCCGCCATTATGATATTTTGTTATAAATAGGTGAAACCCACAAGTTTATTTATAACTTGCAGGTTTCTTATAATTTTTACTAGCTTCTTCAAAGTTAGGGGCGTTGACTTTTCCATTAGAGTCTATTAACGTTTTTTCTCCGCTGTTTGTTTGAGAATTTATCTTCTCACTCTGTTCATTATTAAAGTCTTGGATTTTCTTAAAAGTAAACTTTCTTAACCAAATAGGCATATTATAAACTGTTTCCCATTGGTAGCCACCTTGACCATGAAAACATATTTCATGAATTTGAGCAAATAAAGCTGCTCTAGCTTGAGGTACTATATCAGATGTCAGGCCAAAAAAAGTTAATCCCAATTGGGATATTGACTCCATCTCCATTACTTTCGGGAAAAAAAGTCAAATCTACGTCTGGTTGGATTTGTTTAGTGTATTCTCTTAGAGATCTTGAATCCCGTGCTAGAAGATAATTATCTATAAAATCTCGAATATCTTTCTTCTCTCTCTCCCCATTTACTGAGGTTATTAAGTATTTGAGTCTTGTAGTTAATTCCGGGGATGAGTCTTTATTTATTTTTTTCAACCCTTCTAATTCTCGAGATATATCTTGCTCATCTTTATGAGTTAGAAGTTTAAATGTTATTTCATTTCCTGAGTGTGGTAGTTTGAATTGGAATTCATTTTCTTTAGCTTTTATTAACTCCTCAGATAATTCTTTGTTTTCTAAAGTAGATAAATCAACTGTATGGCTTTCTCCGTTGTATGTAAACTTATAATCTTTTCCATACCCCAAAATACGTGCTGCTACCATAATAGCGTTTTTATCACCGATTAAAAGATTATTATAGTCGATCTTAGATATAATCAGGGATTTCATTAGTTTATCTAATACTGTTCCTTTAGCAATGTATGATTGATTTGTAAGAATATCTTCCTCGCGCGCGGTCATATATTTCATTTCAATCTTACCTGAGGATAGACCTGATTCTTCAGAGTAAAACATTCCTTTTGATGGTAATTCAATTGTCTCCGTTGGGAGTTCAAACTTGCTCATAATTTTTATTTTGTTATAACTTATTTGTCCTATATAAATATATTAAAATATAAGAAGCTCACCTTAGATAGGCAAGCTTCTTTGTAAAATATTTATTTTTTCTTCTATTAGAAGTTCAATATACAGTAATCTGGTTGTACTGTCATTGAAATTTCAACAGCAGCATCAGTTGTGTCGTAACCATAATCTCCAAATGATGCATCAGTGATCATAGCACCTTTAATTACCCATTCAGAAACAATATCTCCTACAGGCCCTACAATATTAAAAGTTAAATCTTTTTTATAGAAATCAGAGTAACCATCTCTACCTGTTACAGATTCATGATGTAATCTTACCCACTCCATTACAGATTGAGCTCCTGATGGAGTAATAGGATCAAATAGAGTTAATGCTATAGTGTTCCATTTTGTTTTACCTTTCACATAACGTGAAACGTTAATGTGGTTTAATTCAACTGCACCTTGTGTTAAAGAAACAGCTCCAACTCCTTTAACCATATATGCTGGAATCCCATCCATGTACATTATATATCTATTAGGTTGCTTTGGTTCAAAAGCTGTGAAAAATATTTCGTTTGGATCTAATATTGCCATTTTATTTTCTTATTATTTTATTATAAATATTTAATTTCTATATTTTTATGCAGGAAACTCAGCTCCAGTTGGTAGTAAGATAAAATCTAAACTAACGAATTCAGCTGTTCTAGTTGGTTGAATGTAAATTTGACCTACTAATTGATTTCTGTCAATAACATCATTAGTGTTGTTCTTATCATCCATGATTACTTGAAAAGAATACAATCCTCCTTTTTGTTGAATTGCTTCTAAGTAAGGGTTGATTATTGCTAGGAATGAGTTTCTAGTAGATGTTGTGTTTTGTTCAAATACTAAATTATCTGCAACTTGACCTATGTAAGATTTTAATTCAAGTAATGATCTACGAACACCTACTCTATCAAGTGCAGATGCTTCTTTTTGTAATGTCTTTTGA